GGTCAGGCCGGCCAGGGCGGTGGTTATGCCATACAGCAGGATCGAGGCCCCGAGGGTGGTCTTCCGGCCCCAGCGATCGGCGGCGAGGCCGAATCCGACGGTGCCGATGGTGTACCCGAGCAGGAAGATCGAGCCGATGTACCCGGCCTGCGCCTCGGTGATGTGCAGTGTGTCCTTGATCTCCGGTAGCACTAGGCCGTAGATGTTCACCGCGTAGGAGTCGAACCCGTACCCGAGGCCTGCGGTCAACGCGACGAAGAACGCCTGCCGGAACGTCACGGGACGGGATTGGGGCGGGTGCGTCCCGGTGGTGTTCTCGGCCGTGGAAGTCATTGGCCGAACGGTATGAGCCGGTCGACGGCCTGGTAAGGCTCCTGCTCCCGCTGATTGCAACGGATGATCTGGTGCCCCACCAGGGCTCGAACCTGGGACCTGCGGATTAAAAGTCCGCAGGATTGCGCAAAAGATCCGCAGATTCGCCAGCTGCCAGCCGCTCAGGCCCCAGTCGAGCCTGAGCGGAAGGCGGCATAAGAGTCCGTAGTTTCCAGCCCAGACCGCGATCGGTGGTGCTGGCCTTATGGTCGGGCCTCGGCGACATAGGGTTCCATGATCACCACATCCGACGAAAATCCTTGGCGCCCAGCGCTTGTATCGGCCTCGGCGTGCGCTGGCGGTGCAGTGGGCGCAGGCACGACCCTTCCCGGGTGCGACGGATGGCTCGCTGCCGTCCTGCTCCACATCCAGCGTCCAGCCGTTGGCGCGGGTAGTGATGGTCATCGTGGTGTTCCCAGTGGGCTGGCCCAGCTCGGCCAGCGTGCCCGCCTGTGCGAGAGTGACTATCACGGCCAGACCCCAATCCTGCCCGCCGGATTGGCGCTTAAGGTCGGGGATATCCGGCGGCGTGGAACGCCACTTACCTGGGTCGGTGTCCATGAGGACCTTGCCGTCGACGGTGATCTTGATATTGCTCATTGGGCTAGGAACTTTCGTAGTTGACGGGCATCGATCGTCACGTCGTCGGTCTTGCCGACCGTCAGCACCAACAAGGGCGTGGCGCGCTGGTGGTCGGTGCGGTCGTACAGCGTGACGATTCGGGTGCCGTCCGGCGCTTCTGCGGCGTCCTGGCGCAGCTGTGCCGCATCGGCTTTGGTGAGTACGTCGAATTCGCCATCGATGACCGACTCGATGGCCTCGGCCCAGAGCTTGGCGGCCTGGCCGATCATTTCCTGCGCTTGGTCTTCAGGCATACCGGTCGCCCGGAAGCCGGGAATCGGAATCACTCGTGCGGGACTGTTTGCGTTGCCGGGATGTTGAAGGGCTCCCGAAGCGAACGTGCGAGTGAGCAGGTCGACTAGGGATTGGTTCACAGCGCGTGTGCCCTCCTTTGGAGGCTGCCAGCGTTATGGCGGGGTCGCTCTGGCGACTGGCGGCCTGGCGTAAATGAACTGGCCAGTGCATAGTGAGAAGAAAGTCAGCAAAGTAGTGGTCATGTGCAAGGGAGGGGTTGCAGTGAGCGTTGGGCTGATGGCACTGATGCCGGTTGTGGTGGTGTTTGGCTATCTCGGTTGGCAATCGGCCCGCGGCGTCGGGCGCTGGGTGCTAGATCGTCGGCGCCGTGACGTTTCAAATGCCGCCCTGGGATCCGAGTCGGAGGCCGGGGACGCCACAGGAATCTTTGATGGCAAACCTACTGGGCGGATTCGCGTGAAGAGTCAATCCGAATCCAGCTGGGAACTAGCGATAGAACCGATAGGTGACCATGTTCAGCTTCCTAGCGGCGACGATGCGCTCATCGAGTACGTGTTACCTGGTAGGCCGATGATCACTCGAGATGGTGTACCGGAGGTAATCGCTTACTCTGATCGCGGCATCGTTGTGTGCCTACCGCGATTCGACGAGTTCAGGGTCCTCAACAAGGCAGGCGAGATACTCATTGAAGTCGGAACCATAGGGCCGAAGCCCAGGAGTAGTGACGAAAACCCCAGCTAGACCGGGGTTTTCATACGGTGGACATAGTTGTCCAGGTCAAGAGATTGCCCGCCCAGCGGCGTCTTGAGCTGGTGACCTACTGCCCGGCGTTGAGATTCTGGCCAGTCCATAATGAGAAGAACGTCAGCAAAGTGGCTGCCAGATGCAAGGAGTGGTTGCAGTGAGCATTGGGCTGATCGCGCTGACGCCGTTTGCGGTGTTACTCGGGTACCTCTGCTGGCAGTTAGTCCGCAAAGCGAGCCCTCGGGGGCCAGATCATGGCGGTCGTCGCGTTTCGGACGGTGCGCCTGGGTATAGCCCGGGAGCCGGGGCCGACACGGGAACCTTTGGCTTCTTCGGCGGATTCGGCGGAGGCAGTGGCGGCGGGTACTGCGACAGCGGCGGATTTAGTGACGGCGGTGGTGGGTGCGACGGCGGTAGCTGACCGCCAGAGCCTCGAAACGACGAAAACCCCAGCTAGGCTGGGGTTTTCATGCGGTGGATATAGTTGTCCCACCGACATGTTGGGACTCATTTTGCCATACGTGCAGGTCAGGCCTGCGATATCGGCGCTTTCGCGTGTCGCGACGCCACAGGGTGTGCGCGGCCATGAGTGCTGAGGCCAGCGCTGGCGCGTCCTGCACGGGCAGCTTGTCGGGCACGTTGCGAATGGCCACCTGGTCGCCGTGCGGGCTGATGCGAACGGCGCCGTCAGACCATGGTTGTGCGGTGATCGGTACTCGGACATATTGCCGGCCGGACTCGTAGGTCTCGACCTCGGGTAGTGCGATGACCACGTGGCCCCTGGACTTGAGGGCGTCGGGCAGTATCGAGGCGACGATGTCGGCGACCTGCGCCTGCGTGTACACGATGGTCTCGGTCTGACCTTCGGCGCCGATGCTCTCGATGACCTCACGAATGGCCTTCCGGGCGTCCATGGGCGAGTTCTACGCCGAGAGTCCGACATGACGGCTAGATCGCGGGCAGAAGATGAAGATCTGGCGAACACGGTCCGACCCGCCGAGCGAGACGTGGCGTCCCATGGTCGATGTTGCTCCAAGATCGCGGTACCGCGCGAGGGTCTTCATGCTGTGTCTACCAGCGGAGATGCAAGCCCGTGCTGAAGTGGCTAACTCTTTAGCTGGGGTTTTCTCGACATGGCAACCATATGTGTGTAATGATCTGCCCAGGGGCGCGTTCAGCGTCGGCTGAAAGGGGCGGTTGTATTCATGGTCATGAAGGAGCGTTGGACGATGCCAGCGGGTTTGCGGCGAGCCTCGGCGCTGGTGGCAATTGTCGCTTTGGCTGTCGGTGGAGCGAAGGTTATCGACGGCCACACCGTCGCTGGTAGCGGCTTTTCGGCGGTCGCGACCGTGGCAGCTGATCCCACTGGCGGCCCAACAGGCGGGCCTGGCAGCGGGCCCGGAGGAATGAATGGAAGTCAGTTTCAGCCACCTTCTGCGCCTCAGCAGATGCCCGACTATCAGGGTGGAAACAACTTGCCGCCGCTAGATCAGAATGGCGGAATCAGCATCTATAACAGCGGGGTTCAAGGTGCCCCGCAACAGGCGCCGGGTGAGCAAAGCGCGCAACAGCCTCAGCAGGGCTGGGATCAGCCCGCTCATGGGAATCAGATTCCTGACTATCAAACGAATCCCGGGTTCACCCAAGGCCCCGGTAAGCCCAACCCGGACGCTCAAGCGCCTCAGCAAGGCAACCAGCCTCAGCAGGGTCAGCAGCAGCCGAGTCAAGCCCCGACACAACAGCAGCAGCCGGGGCAGGAGCGCGATAGTGATCGAATTCGGGATTTCTCCGAGAGGTGCAGTCTGGCGTCTGATGTGCTGCAGTCGGGAAGTGTGCCGGTCTCGCTGATCGGTGCGGCAGGGGGCGCCTTGGTGAATGCGCGCCTCGAGCCTGGTCGGGACCCGAGTATTCCGATTTGCCCGGACTGTAACCCACCGGTTCTTAAGCAATTCACTGATGGGGACAATCCGCTGGATCAGTTGTGGCGGGATGTGCTCAAAAAGTACGTCGACGAGAAGATGGATGAAGCCAAAGAAGAGGCCATTGACAGTGCTTTGGAGCCGTTGAAGAAGTGGCTCTCGGAGAACTCGACGGCGGACTGCGGTATCACCTCATGCTCGGTCTATTTCCACAAGAACGTAACGAAGTGGCTTAAGGACAACGCAGCACTTACTGCTCTTGCTCCGGCGGTAAGCGGCTATATCCTGTGCACTGTCGTCGGCGCTAAAACTAACGCGTATGTGGGTGGCGCATGCGGATTGGCGAATACCGCCAGCTGGGCTTTTCTTATCAATGCCATCAACCGTGCGGGCGACGGCACTGGTTGCCTGCGCGTGCGTGCGGGTATCCCTGCCGGGTATTACGCTGATCATTCGGGGTTCTGTGTATGAGCAAGCAGCTTATGAGGAGATATGCCGTCGCGTTTGGTGCCGTGGCCGTGCTGGTGGGATGCTCCGCCCCCGAAGAGGGTGCGGGGGAAGTCCCTGCGGTAGAGAAGGCCGTCCGGGGGTATGTTGAGGCCTATAACAGCGGGGACGTTCAGCGGTATCTAGGTTCGATGTGCCCAAGCCTGAGGGATTCGCGTGTAGCAAAAACAAGATCGCCCGACCGAGATTTGAAGGATGCTCTTGTTCAGGATGGGGCGATGGCCCTCGACTCCATCACCGATGTTCACCTGGAATCGTCAACCAAGGCCACTGCGCTGGTTCAAATTCGCTACGCCAATGATGAGAAAAACGGCGGTACCGGCGCCTTTCCGCAGAAGCAGGTTTTTATTAAGGACGGTGACCGTTGGATGATCTGCACTGGGAAGACCGACGAGTAATAGAGTGCGTCAGATGGAGAAGAAAACCGCCCTCAAGCGCCTCACTCTTTTGAATAGTGCAATTGCCGCTGCGTGGTGGCTCACCTATCCGCTATTAGGCCTCAAAGGTGTGGTTATAGGCGAAATCGTTATCTTTGTGGTCACGGTGATCGCGGCCGTGTCGATCGAGAGAAAGATGGAACGCTGAGAATGTTTGCCAAGACCGGATCTTTGATCGCTGGGATGGTCGTACTCTCAGTAGCGGGATGCTCAAGCACGGAGCCATCAGGGACGGGCGCCACGACAGTCCGTACCTCCGTAGCGTCAGGTCCGGTGGATTTCGCAAAGATCCCGGGACAAATACCTGCTGAGGCGGAAATGACGCAGCAGGGAAGCGAAGAGGCGCCTATCGGAGCCTGCGTCTACCTCAAGGGAAAACCCGGCAGCGTCACGCTAAACAAAGTGGACTGTGACTCCCAAGATGCGAACTACCGTGTCATCCAGAGAGTCGGCTTCCCTGACCAATGCGTCAACGACGCAGACCGACGATTCTACTTGGGCAGTCCGCAGGGCGAATGGACTGCCTGCATGGACTACGCATGGACGAGTGAGGGCTGCATCAGCGTCGCGCCGGACAAGGTTGTCCGGGCCGAATGTGATGACAAAAATCTGCCGAACCGAGAACGGCCAATAACGATCTTATTCAATACGATTGATACCAGCCGCTGTCTTTTCGGCGGGTTTGCACATCCGGTGCGCCGGTTCACGGTATGTACGGAGACCCAGAAGTAGCCTGTCATGTGTGGCTGATGGTGTAGCTCAGCGGCGGTGGACCGCTGACGAGCTGGCAGTGGCGCTGGACCGGTCACTATCGTGCGCCGAGGCTGGCGCGAGGTTGGGCCGCACCCGGCTACAGGTGGAGAAGGCTCGAAAGCGGTACCGGGGACGCGATATTGAGCAACTGCTCGCCCAGAAACGTGGTCGCGCTGCCGAGCTAGAGCAGGTAGCCGAGACCGACATCGCCTGCTATGGGTCATGGACACCACAGGAGATCGCGATCGCACTGGATCGGTCGATTTCCCGCACTGAAGCGGCCCGCCGGTTGGGGCGTTCCTTCAGGGCGATCAAGCACATTCGAGACCTGCAGCGCCAAAAGGCCTCGGGTTTGATCCCGGCGCGCGAGTCGCGCGCGGAGCCGATACGGCAGCGCCTCTGGACCGAGGATGAGATCGCTGTCCTGGCCGATGAGTCCCGCACACCTACGGAGATTGCCGCCTTCGATCAATTCGGTCACTGTGGCTCGTGCGCGGTGGCTGGGGCGCCTGCAGGGCAAGGTCCCTGAACATCTGCACGGAACCAACACGGGCGTGAGCCGATACGGATGCCTATGTCCGCGGTGCCGGGACGCGGCCGAAGCAGAGCGGGAGCGACGCCAAGAGGCCACCCGGCACACGGCGGTCAACTACAAGGCGCCCTGGACCGACAGCGATATCGAGATCGCGCTAGATCGCAACCTGACCGTGATTGAGGCCGCCCAGCGCTTGGGACGAACCCACAGCGCGGTGCGTGCGCTGCGATACAAGTACCGAGACTCCTGATTGCCGTTGGGCACGAGGTCACCGACGTACGCGTTAGGGAACTTGTCGCGTGGTGGGCGTGCCATGTTCTGGTTCTACGCCGAGGGTCTGACACATTTGCTACGTTCACGTGATGGTTGAAGTTAGGGGTGCGGAAATGACTTCGATTTCGAATGAAACCGAAGATGAAAGGGCAGCCAAGGCTGGCATACGGATGCTTACAGGAATTGGCGGGTTAATCCTGCTGTTTGCCTTGGCGAATCTGGACTACGTTCCGCGCATCATTCGTTTCAAACAAGTCCACCCTGATCTGTTCTGGTGGACTGCGGCGATAACCGGCATAAACGCGGCGATCATCCTGCTCGCGGCTGTCGTTCTATGGAACTGCCCGCCTCGACCACTGATACCCGACAATCGACTTACGGTGCGGGTGAAGCAGATTGCGAAATTCTTGGTCGGCGCCACGACCTTCGGACTCGCTGCCTTCTGGGGAGCCCTAGCTGGCGCCATGATGCCTTCGCCTGAGAAGGGCGTCACGCACGATGAGATGAATCATCTTCTAGGCCAGATCGTGGGTGAGCCATTGAAGTTCATGACCATGCTGGCGTTAGTGGGAATGGTCCTAGCACTTTGTTTGGATCTCTACGTGGTGGGTCGAGAACGTCGAAAATCTATATTTAGAGGGCTACGCCCCGTGCTGGCGTGGCTTTGCACGCAACTGACATCACCGCGGGTGATCGGCACCGTGTCTTATCTGTCGCTGGCGATGATCACCTGGTGCGGCACGCTCCCACGCACCTAGTCGGCTTCAATGCCAATTCTGAATTTCCCCTAAATATGCATACGGCCTGACGGCGCCAGTGTAAGTATCACGGCAAATATGGTTCGTGGGGGATCTGAAATGGAAGGCGGCACAATGGAACGCGAGCGCAGGCTACAGGCAGGACATTGGTATCTGGTAGCCGATGAGCACGGGCAGGCCGATATCCGGGCTTACATGGATGACGGGTGGTATCCCCTCACCCCCGAGCCGAAGTACGCCGTATGTGAGATGAGCAGATCACACCACCCGGACAACGTTGACCCCATCGTTGATTCGGCCGATGATGTGGAAGTGCCCGAATCTGATCAGGCCATTATCGAGCACCACTATCCCATCGCTATTTCCGGTTCGCCCGTATCGAAACTGGTGTGGGTCTTCGCAGAGCGAATCTCAAGGGCAAACGGGGCCGATTGGGAAGACCTCGACAGCCGCGCAAACTACTTGGCGATCTCCACTGGTTTCATCAAGCAGGCGCAAGACAACACCAATCCGCCTACCCCGCCAATGCTAGGCGTCTTCCGGCCCAAGCGCTGGCCGATGAAAACTACGCCGCAGGAACCGGTTCCAGTTGGCTAGGCGTCGACCACGCCTTGAACACCTTTATGTGAGGCCCCTCGCGTTCCGTGGCCGCTCCGCCCGCACCGTGCGCACATCGCCAATGCGAACCATCTGGTGCCCCTGGGCGTCCCGGCCGCGCACCGGCACCCGCCCGCGTCTGATCCACCGCTCGATGGTCGACTGCGGCACGTGCTCATCAAGGCGGGGGAGTATCACGTCGACGAGTTCGCGCACGGTCGCGTTGCGGTCGTCGAGCTCGCTAAGGTTGCGTGCCAGCACGTCGGCCACCGAATGCGCGGTGTCGCACTGGGGGCACACGATTGAGCCGCTGTGGCTCGGTGCCATGAGTGCGTATCCGCACCGGGTTGAGTTGTCGCCCTTGCGGCCCCGCTCGGCAAGCACCTCGTCGGGTGCCGGGTCGGTGATGCATGGTCCGATGATCATGGGCTCGGGTGGGCGGTTCACCACGCGTGTAATTGACCGGTACACCTGCTCGATCTCGTCGCAGATCTCGGCGCCGTTCTCCTGCAACGCGATATTGGCCGCGTGCCGGTGCAGCCACTTGGCCATGCGCGCCGTCGTCGCGATCGAATGCGTCTCGTCGCCGCGCCTTCCTGCGTAGATGACGCGCCAGTTTTCCGCGGAAAACTGGTCGAGTGCGCGCGTCTCCGGGGCGCCGTCGCAGTCGTCGCACAGCGGTCCGGCCGCCGAGGTGGGCAACGTGACGAAGCATCGTCGACACGAGCCCGCCCGGGCCGGCGGTGCTGAATCGAGGCTGAACCGATCTGCCGGTCGCCGTGCATCCGATTCGACGACCATCGGCAGAGGCCTTGGACTCGTGCGGAACTCGGGCACCTCCAGCCCGCGCGTCTCGCACATGTCGCGGATGGTCGTCGACAGCGCGTTGCGGATTCGGTCGAGCTCGTCGCTGGCGCGTCCGTTGACCCGGCCGAGTGCCAGGGCATGCCACAGTGCCCCCTGGTGCCTGTCCCGGTGGTCCCTCGCGGTCGGGGTGGTGTCCTTGTCGCGCGGGAACGGTTCGACGTGGCTCACGAGCGTGTCGTCGCCGTGCAGTACGTCGCGGCGCTATTTCGATCCGACTGAAGCAAGAGCTGGTTGCGTTGGGTCTATCGGTGAACAGGGCGGCCAAAGAGCTTGGTGTAAGCCAACCTTGGCTGTCACGCCGAACCCTCGGTGGCGTCCGATGGAAGGTGGAGGAGGTAGACGACATCTGCGACAAGCTCGGTCTTGATGCCAACTACACCCTCACCGGTTACCGCTCACTGCCTGACGGCGGTGACGACGGCGGTGCTGCTGGTGCCCCCACCAGGGCTCGAACCTGGGACCTGCGGATTAAAAGTCCGTAGTAGTAGTAAGTAGCTCACCTGATAGATTGGTGTCAACATCGCAG